GTACACTAGATTGAAAGTTTGATCAAAAGTCCGAATTTGGTGATTTCCAATTGCCAAGTTGAACTTGACGTTTGATTTGAGCTGTTTCACGAAATCATCGTAAAACAACCTTCCATGTCCAGCTGCAAAGTCCAATGCGTTATCGACATTCTCCGTGAATTGTTCGGGGTTTGCCGCGGGTCTGTACCAGTTGATCAGATTGTGGATTGTTTTTACGTCCATCGCTGGAACGTAGAAGCCAGGGACTGTTTTGTCATTGAATCCCTGTTTGAGGAAGGTGCAATTCTCGATAGTGTCAAGAGCGGTCAGTTTGTCTGACTTGTCAGGATTGGTGACAATCATTCCAACCTCACCGGCTACCTTAGCAAGAGTAAGCCGGTTGTACTTCTCAAGTTTTTCACGGTGTTCGTTGTTCAAATCCACGTGTTGCCAATTGTCATCTCCCATGAAGAGCGCAGTGACATACTTCTTGAAAGATTGAATTGGCATCCCAGTCCTCACATAAGCGATTCTTGAGATGATTTTGTTGACCATGATGTTAGTAATGGTCGTGAAACCTCCACATACTCCAGAAGGAAGAGCATGATCATCCAAGTAGACACTATCTCCATAGATGTGCATCGTGTGTCCAACTTCATAGAAGAGTGTTCTCCTCACTTGATTGTCCTCCTCAGATCCGCCATACCAATGATTGATGATATCGACAATCTTCTCATAGTAGACTGGGGATTGGGTTGAATCAAACTTGCTGTAATCAACACCAAAGAAATGAGGACATTGGCGCATTTTGAGTCCCATCTCAGGCCAAATCTTCTTTGGCTCCACTCCAAGAGCAGATTCGAGAGGGAACCCGACGTAGTCCGGATTCGTGAACATGATCCTAAATGCACCAAAGTACATATTCCACACAATCATTTTGTCAAGAGGAGGAGCATTGACGACGCGAGTTCCGCCAATTTTGATTTTCTCCAATGGACGAAGCTCATCCTTCTTAACGTCAATGTAGTAGGAGTCCTCAATAACCTCCCCTTTCTTGGCCAGATCAATTCTCTTCTTGATTCGCTCAAGTAAAGCTGGATCATTAATCTCGTACTTCAGTCGCTCTCCAGGTTTTTGTGGGAGTTCCTTGAAGTACGGGTATTTGCCCTTTCCATGTTTGAAGTTGTAAGGGTAGCCTGGGGAATTTCTCATTTCCAAACCAGCCTCCTCGCCATGACTCGTGCCATCTACCCCATTGATGGCCTCGTCCAGAGTTAAAAGTCTTTTCTCTCCTTCGAATTGCGTGAATTCGTCCTTCATCGCCTCCACCACTTGATTGACCTCATCAACATCACGAAACCAAAAGGTTTGCCTGTTTGTTTTCTTGATGATGTCTGCATCGAAGTCAACGCCCTTGTCAAGACGGGGGTCCTTTGGTGAAAGGACCGCCGGTTCATGGGTAATCGGAAAGATTTCTCCATGAACAGGGGATGGTTTGATAGCTGTTTTTGTTGGTTGGTGACACCTATCTTCCTTTCCCACAGTTCCAAGAAAATGATTTGTTTCAATTGCTTCCTGGAAATGAGGGGGAACATCCTCCTTGACAATTTTCGTTGACGTCGATGGAGACAACGAAATGGGAAGCATCTCCTCAAGTGCGAGCAAATGTTCAATGCAGACTGGAGAAGCTCCCATGATCGTTCCATTACCCCAAGTGTGGATTCCAATCATTTTCCCAATTGATCCAAAG